CGCTAGAGGGGCCATGTCTGGCCTCTCTGTGAAATACCGGCGAACAGCCGGTAAGGCACATGTAGCGAGCTCAGCTCGCTCGACCAGTGGCATGCCTGCACACTGCATAAAATCTTCCTGCTCTTCGCGCGGAGCTACAGCAAGCTCCACAATAAGAACAAGAGCGATCGACTGTCTTGGTGTGATTGCACTCATAACGAACTCCTTTCGAGTAACAGCCTGCTACCAGAATGATAACAGCACCATATTAACATGCCGGGTAAACAGTGGTTTTTAAGGGGCAATCTTGTTCAGCTGAACAAAGTCTGATGGCTAAAAAAAGACCCCCACGTGGGAGTCTTTTAGTTTAAGCCGTAGCTCCGAACACATGCTCTCGCATGGTATCGGAGAGCATTTGTTCGAACGGGTGCCCTTGCACCTGTTGACGAACCCATGCTTGTTCCTCAGGACTGCCACTCGAGAATGGCACCCAGCCGTTCTCCGAGTGGACTAAACACCCGAATACCAGGTCCGATCGCAGAGCGACCGTACCGAAGTTGATTGTGCGATCCAACATTTGAATCCTCCTTGTTGCAGGTTGTTGCAGAAATACAAAAGCCCCGGCGCTGCAACACACCGGGGCTTAGGCGATCGCACCATGGCGACCGTTGAATTATTTACGTGTTTACCCTCACGCCGGAGCCCAGGACTATTGGTCCTGGTAATCTTCGAAATCAAAGGTCTGCGTAGCGGCTTCATTGGCAGCCTGCGATTCACAGACACCAAAGCCGCCGACTTCCCTTTGGAAGTCCGTGACCTGTCCCTCGATGTTACGAGGGTCGTTCGGATGTGCGATGATGCACCTCCTTCGTCTAGAGGAACCCTTACGAGCCGTGCCCCAGGCACGTATTAGGGTAATACCGACGCCGCGTACATCACGACATCGGTGTCCAACATGGCCTCGTAGGGGCAACCCTGGAGACCTAGCACCGCTGACCATGCGGCTTCGGTGCTTAGCCCGCCAGCTTTCGCTATGCGAGCACGCTCAGCCAGCGAGGGATATGTCCTCTCTAGCTTGAGCTCAATCTCCCGATGCCTCACAGAACGCAAGGCATCGGGGTTGGATGAGACCATCACGTTGATCGGCCGATCGTAACCGCCAATCGTGAAACAACGCTCATCCTGTGCCGCGTCGATGACAATGACGTCAACGTCCGACACCCCTCTTGCATCCAGCAACCCGCCAGATGCAAGCTGGGCACCTTTAGGAAGGCGATGCAACACCCTCCCGAAGATCGACTCTGGGGACTCCAGAGCCCGAGGCCGCTTTGGGCAGCACTCGATAACTGCGGGCCATACCCACCCGCAGCCTTCACATCGGTAACTCATGGTCACCTCCGTTGGTAAGAGAAAAGAAACAGCATAGTGGGGCCACCTCCTAAGGACCCCTCACAGCACTCTGGTCATTCGTCCCCCCGCTGTTAACAGGCGGGAACCGCACCATTGCGGCTGCTGTGCTAGTAGCGTGGTTGTTAAGGCAGACCACCCTGCCAACGAAGTTACTCGAAAGTGTAACCTCGTAACGCCTCCAATTTGGCCTTAGCCTCATTGTCCCATGACCAGGGACTGAAGCTCATAAGAACCCCCTTAGGGTTCAACGCCTTGGCCTCATCGCCTTCGAGGATGTACTGGTCATCGCATGATGTCCAGGTATCATCGAAGTAATCGACCAACACTTTGTCGGCCTTGGCATCCATTTTGGCGCCGTCTCTTCGCACAAATTGGTACACCTGGTCGGAGTCGTTAGACCCCGCGTACTTCCAGGAGTACGTGGATACGATCATACGCTTCTGCGTATATTCCTCCTTGTGCGCCTCAGCAAGATCTTCGTCAGCAGCTGCATCAGCCGCTGCGATGTCCTGCCGAACCTTGTCACCCATGTCCAGGGAGTTACCCCAGATCTGAATGAACCCCTTCATCAGGGGTAGGACCTCTTCGTCGTGACGACGAAACTCAGCGAGCATCTGGCCCACCTGTTGTCCAACGATCTCTCGCTGAAGATGTTGGACCAGCTCCGGCAGGTGGTCCAACTGCGGCTCGATCGCTCGAGCCACCATCAGCACGTCTTGCTGCCCTTCGGCAGCCTGCAGCGTGCTGAGCGTCTGACTGAGCTTCAACAGCTCAGCAGGGTCCCCCTTGTCAGCGTCCCGGATAATCCTGTTAAGGACCATCCGTTGCGCTTGGCGGATTGTGTCCGCCGACAGGTCGTGCGGTACCGCAGCCTCTTGCGCCCATGCCGCCGACGCGACAAGACCCAGCAGCGTCGCGATAACACACAGTACAGTAGCTTTCGTACTCTTCGACATAACGATCTCCTTTAAGATCAACAGCACCGCGTGGTACTGCCTAGAAAATCCCAACACAACGTCGGGAAGTAAAAGCCGTCCCCGGGGATCGAGCCCAGGTAGTGCGAAGATAAGTATCAGCCCCGCTCTACTCACGTTCCAAGGGCGGACCACTAACGGCCAGGCCCTTGGAACGCACTGAGAGAGTTACAGGTGATTGACTGATCCTGCATTCGCAGACCACTGCGACGGCAAAAGAGGGTGTGCATTTAATACGGCCGCACACCATCCACCGCCTGGGCACCACCCAGGTGTAGCATCACTCTCACGCACGGAGAGCTGCTGCGGTTACTTTAGTGCAATACCTATGGTAAGGCACCATCTTTACATGCCAGATAAATGCCTGTTTTTAAGCAAAATAGGGCATGATTTAACGACTATAGATGGGTGCACATATGCACCTTATTTGGGCTTCTGTTTAGGTGGATCGTCGTCATCCTGCACGTGAGGGTTCGGGATATCTTCCACACGATACTTAAACCCATCCTTCCCGTCAGCAGTACCATCCACGATACTGCCAAAGAGCTCATGGGCTGTAATCAGGAGTCGCTCAACGTCCTCCACCTCACGGCCAGCAAAGCCGCCCATAGTGCGGGTCGCTCGCTCAGCGTCCTCAAGGTGCTCCACTGCAACAACCATAAACACCAGGTTGCGTACCTTCAGCTCCTCGACCATGTCCTCAACAGTCGCTACTTCCAAATCCATTTGTGTCTCCTTTGTTAGGTAGTGTCGTTAACTTTTTGGTAGATTAGCCCGCATACCGCACTGGTCATTTAGCGTCCACATATCCAGAGGGTATTGCATCAATCTTATCACGGTGAATGATTGCACCTTTGATCTTACGAAGCTTGAGCTCCGTCTTCCCTGGACCACACCAACGAAAACCATAGTGCGGTCGACGGAAGTGTGGCATCATGTGCATATCACGACCAATGTCGAAGCCATTGATACCATTACGAATGGCAGCCTCAATGTACTTCTCGTCACCTGTCTTGGCGTACTTGTCCTTGTGCTTATTCATCACAAGCCTGTCAACCAAATCGCAGTCATCAGTGCCCATCAAGCAAAGCGTGATGTACAAACGAGCGCACACATTTGCTATTTCCTTCATCGCGTCTACAGACGATGCTACCTCGTTCTTGGCGGCTTTAGTGCGGGTATACACAGCCTCCAAGCATTCCTCAATTGAAGAATTTTCCCCGAGGAGCTTGATCTGTGCCGCTGCCAGAAATAAACGATCATCATCCTGTGCCGTGTGCTGCGCGAAGAGCATCAATTGTGGCATTGGCTCACCATCAACTTTGGATCCATAGGTAGCACCAATCGCCACGCCAGCTACAATAAAAGAACGTATTTCGCAGCCACCAGCAAGCAACGGATGTGATTCTGGCAGCGTAATAACAACAGGCATACGCAATGGCGTAACCATATTGCACATGATCTTCGATAGATCGAGTTTCTGCAGCATGTCAATCGCGCTAGGCCAGACACGGTAATAAGGGCGACGATGCACGTACCATGATTGTTCCAAAGACATCCTCGCGAGCATCGTGCGATCGTGGGATGTCTTTGGTGTCATTGCAAGTAACTCATCTGTATACATTGCAATAGCGTCAGCAGTCTTAGTCACATTACGCGTCCAAGCGTGTGACTTGTAATTTGAGAAGTCCATACCATCACTCCTTCAAAAATAGAAACGTGACATAAGAGATCCGAGGATCGGATCAATAAAGCCCTGACCAGAAACCCGGCCAGGGCTATAACACAACAGAACAGAACAACTGTAGACATAACACGCCCGAGCAGGCCATTACACAAAGCAATCCCCATCCAGACCGTCAGACCTGGATGGGGCAATAGCAACACAACAATCCACATAGCAGGGCATAGCAAAACAGTACCGCACAGCGCAGATCAATGCATTAAGCAATCCCCAGCCAAGCGGTGAAACTTGGAAGGGGCATAACAAAACAGGGCAGAACATTTCAGTTCAATACAAGACAGCACAAAACTTAAAGCAATCCCCAACCAAGCGGTGAGACTTGGATGGGGCAAACTACATCGATGCCCAGCAGACCGTGCCTGCGGGGGTTGATATTAACTGCATAGCTGTTGCTTTATCTTCCTTTTCTGTAACAAGCGCAGCTAATGTGGCTTCGAAAGCCTCGGCGGCTGTCGCCGACCAGTTAACCCTTAACGCTGCCGCGTCCATACGTCGCTTCAGATCCGCCGACAAGCAGATCGTTGTACGGACTTTAGGTTCTTTAAGTGGTGGCATACCACACCTCCTGAGTAAAAGAAAAACCCTGACCAGCGAACCAGTCAGGGCTACGACTACACACACCAATATAATACTCCGCAAAACAGAGCAGTGCATTAAACAATCCCCAGCCAAGTGGTGAAACTTGGATGGGGCAGTACACATGCCCTGTTAAGACTACAAAATCCTACAGAACAAGACAGCAAGCAATCCCCAGCCAAGCGGTGAAACTTGGATGGGGCAATCGTCGGACATCACACGGGAACAACAGACACGGCACGACCGAACCGTACACTACGATAAGCAATCCCCAGCCAGACCGTTAGACCTGGATGGGGCAATCACAATACAAAACGTCACACTACAGCACATGTCACTTTGACGCAAAACAAAAAGCAATCCCCAGCCAGACCGTTAGACCTGGAAGGGGCAATGACAGGGCAATACAGGGCGTTACCCGGCATCACAATACATCACAGAAAGCAATCCCCAGCCAAGCGGTGAAACTTGGACGGGGCAATCGCAGCACAAGGCAACACAAGCCAAAACATTACATCACAGGTCATTAAGCAATCCCCAGCCAAGCGGTGAAACTTGGATGGGGCAGTACATTACAGGATAGGACACGCCAGGACAGTACAAAACATCACATTAAGCAATCCCCAGCCAGACCGCTAGACCTGGATGGGGCAATCAAATCACAGGGCACAACATCCCCGGACATCCCTCCACAAAACATCACGCCGCAGAAAGCAATCCCCGTCCAGACCGCTAGACCTGGACGGGGCAATGGCAGAACAGGACAAGTGTCGCCAGTGCAGGACGAGGCCAAACACTGCAAAACAATACCCGCCAGAGCAGTAAGCAATCCCCAGCCAGACCGTTAGACCTGGATGGGGCAACTACAGAACAGAACACAGAACTGCAACACACCGCAGAGCATTACGCAACACAAAGCAATCCCCAGCCAGACCGTTAAACCTGGATGGGGCAGGACAGGAGACTATCAAGCAGCACAGATCACCACATGACGTCACAATTCACCAAGCAATCCCCAGCCAAGCGGTGAAACTTGGAAGGGGCAAAACAGAGCAACACAGGACACGATAAAACAGCACACATCACCACATCACACGAAGCAATCCCCATCCAGACCGTTAGACCTGGATGGGGCAGGACAGGGCAGTAGGTAACAAAACGTCACACCACGGCACATTCCATTAATCATCGGTAGCGAAATGCTCACGCAACGAACGCCGTAATCGTGCAGATAGCACAGCATCCGTTATATCGCCGTACATGTCAGTTGTACGCTGAATCTTCGCCAAACACGCCGCATGATCACGTGACACACGATCCAAAAGCTGCGCCTTTGACTCGGGACTCGAAATAGCGTCATACGCATTAACGACACGCGAGACTCGACCTTCTGCACGGCACGCCCGTTGACCGGGTGGCGACACATGCTCAGTCGGTTCGCTGTCTTCATCTTCAGCTTCCACGATCGTATACGTGATAGGCACGAATGCCCGATGTCGCATATTACGTTCCTCGCCATCAGGCTCGCGAATCGTATACACGATATCCACACTACGTGTGAAATACTGCAGTTGATCCATCTGGACCCGCAGTAAAGCAGCGTCAGCGTTGGTCTCCAGGTCACGTCGAACTGAAGATCCTCGCCGTTTTGCTGCTGCTAATAGTTCGTCGTAGGTCTCGCCCGCATGCTCTGCAAGGAACGGTCCCCATCGTTGAACTTGTTCATCTGACATCCGCGAACCATCCACCGGACAGTATCGCGGATCCAGACGCTGACGTGGCGTCGAGGTTGTCGTCGCCATAGTGACTCCTTTCTAAAAGTTATCCACCCACGGACTTCTTAGCGGCATCGAGAAGATACTTCGTATCCGGGGTAAAGCGGGCCTGCATAGTTTCCAGCGGATCAGACGCGATATCGATCGTCTTGATATCACCAACGATATGAAAACCACCATGGATCCCGTGACGCTCCAAGCGCCACGCACCAACGCCCATCATCTGGCCCACAGCGTGGACAAGGTTGACGACAGCACTGCGATCCAGTCGCTCCACCCAGTGCTGGATGGGCAAGCAGAAATAAACATCATCAAAGCGAGCTCGGTACGCCATCATAGCTTTGCGTGACGAGCCACCACCAACGTAAGTAATATCTTGCTGCATGGTGGGGCGAGCATAGATATCTGGCTGAGCCTTGAGCACCTTCAGGAGTGCCTTGTCCCAGTCAGCGTTGTTCTCGATCACGCCCTTGCGTTTAGCTGCTGGTACTTCCTTGAGTACGTCAGCAGGCGTGATCAGCGGATGTGTAAGATCCACTGGTTGGTTGAACAGCGGGATAAGCCCGCGGTAGCAACCATGCACAAAGATGAACTGTAGAATGTCGATCGCGTACTGGGTCTTGCCCAGGCGATGCGACAGTGTCGCCATGGCCTTAGCCCATGCAACACTGGGGAACCCGTAGATGTTGTACGGGAGCCAGTCGGGATGGTACTTCCCGACAGCCACATGCATGGCGTCGATATACGACGCCATAGTATCACGTGGTTGTTTCTTCTTCTTCGCCTTGTTCTCCCCTGCGTTCTCGCGGTGCTGGATGACCGCCTGGGTGAAAGGTCCAGCAGCGTTCATCAGGATTTGAGGGCAGTGACAAGATGGAGCAATCCACTCAAGATCGACACGGTCGATCAGGATTTTCTTGTCTTTGTTCTTCGCCTCTACACCAGGGGTGGTTTTACCCGCAGGTGCCTTGGCCTTACCGACGGCCTTGGCGGGTTTCGCTGGTTTCTTCTTTGGTGATTCACCAATAGACATAACTCAACTCCTTCAAAAAATAGAAACGTGACATGAGAGACCCGAGGATCGGATCAATGAAAAGCCCGCCGAGTGTCACCCCGGCGGGCACCGCGTAACAATACGCGATTTTACATAAAGCACTGGATACTAGCGTATCCTTCAAATTGAAATGCCCTATTACTGGCTCTTATTAAGCACTTGTGTTACCCTGCAAATATCCCCATTTCACCCTTGGAGTCGAGACACATGCCTACTATGCCCCCGCACATGGCTGCCATCCGTAAACGCAGTGGCTCTGTTACTGATGCAGACCCTCTGGTCAGCTTCCTCTACGAGCTCATGCGTGACCACGTACCTGTAGGTACCGTAGAAGCCATCATGACACACGTGCAGGCAGAGGATACGCCAGTAGAGTTCTGCAACGGGTGGCTCGCAAACTACGCTAGAGACGTAGCACGGCGACTGCGGGACATTGGGCTAGGTGAAGAGTATGAGAGTGCCAAGATACGCTTGATGGCACTACACGCCCCACGCCCTGATAGCTAAGAAAAAGGACCCACTAGGGGCCCTCTTCCTTGTCTCCTTTACCACTCACTTACACTTGTAGCTGCGTTGTTAGTGTCATCTTGGTAATGTCAACCGCTTTGCATATTGCAAAGAAACTCAACACCAACATGAACGTGGCCAGGGTCGCAAAGTTTGCGCCCACATAGGCCTCCACCGTAAATGACACCATAAGTAGGCTGAACGCAGCGTAGCAGGACAGTAACGCTAGCCCCCATACACTCGTCAGTAATACTGGCGTCTTCCACCACGCAGCGGGTGGAGCAGCCTCTTCTCCGTCGAGGATACGCTGCATCACCTCAACATCATCACTGCGATGAGCTAAGAAGATAGGCAACATGATCTGATCGACAAGTGTACGGGTTCCGTCCAGCTGGGCAGTATACCCTCCTGGCTTTCCGTACTTAGCGTAAAGGTGGGCAGCAGATCGACGGAGTTGGTCTTCATGGCTCAACTCCGGGTAATTTGCCAACCCATACTCAAACGCACGCATAAATGCGTGTGACGCATCCGTAGGGATACGATCAGCATCCGCCACGATCTTCTCCAACATCGTCGTTGGACGGCCTGTAGATGCACGGTGATGACGTACAGCGTAAGCCACCGCTACACGCTCATCTAGCGTGAGGTGCTTTATAAGCACCGAGTCATGAAGCACTCGATGCTGTGCTCGTAACTCATGCCCATCACGACCGTCACCAAGACACACGTCGTGGTATACAGCCGCAATTTCAGCAAGAAGCTGCAGGTCCTGTCGCAGCTCCTGGTTACACAGCTTCACCACGTTATCGCGGACTGTTTCGACATGACTGCGATCATGTGACATATCAAGAAAGCAGTACAAATCCATCATCTCTTGGAGGTGAGCCTCCAACGCTGCAGTATGCATAACCATAGTATCTCCTTTTAAATAGCACGATAATAAAAATGGGACCGACCAGGAGTGCAAAAACTGGTCGGCCCGTCTGCGCTTCCAAGCGCACTCTGAATTACTCGTTGACCGCCGTGACAGGCTGCTTAACTTGGCTGATCTTGTCAGCCTTGAGCATCGCAACCACTTCTTCGACGCCCAGCCCTTCATCAACCACTTGGTCGATCAGGTTGAACTTACCTTCTGGTGTCTCCACCTGGAGGGTGTCAGGGGACATACCCCATGCGTAGGCACGCTGCCCCGCAGCACCAAACTGCTTGGCACGCTCAGCCACCTGCTCTGGTGTGGCGTCTTCGATGTCGTCGCCTGCATGCCGTGGAAATACAGCAAGCAATGCATCCTGAATGATGCGAACAGCCGGGGGCTGCTGTGGCTCCGCACGCGGTGCGGAGTCTGCCTCGTCAGTAGCACTCTCAAGCATTTGCTTAAAACGCTCCACCATCTCGCCCAAGTCGCCACCAAGTATCGAGGTTTCACCGGCGTCGCCGTCTTCAGCCTCGCCACCGTTTGCTTCTCGATACTCCTGCACAATCGCCATAGCGTCTGGCGGCAAGATATTACCAAGGAGCATCGCTGGGAACTTGGCAGCATTGGCGACCAGCTCCTTAGTGTCCTTGATGACCTCAGGCAGCTTCAACGCTTGCTTCGCCAACGCCTTGCCGGCGATCGTGTACAACACGTCCAGCAGCGCTTCTTCAGCAGCCTCAGCGTCGTGCCCTGCTTCTGGGCACATACCGCCAAGCGTGGCAGTACGAAGAATCTCGTACACCGCACCAGGCTTATCTTCCACTTCAGCACGACCAGCCGTAGCAGTAATCATCTCTGCTACGGTATTGCCTTCCCACTCACCCGTCTTAGCACGATGAGCGATCCAGCCAGTGTATGCGTCGTGCATCACTGTGTCGCCAGCTGGCCCTGTGCAACGGCACGCGAACTCCCAGAAACTACGACGCGTCTCTGTCAGTTCTTTTGCAACCTGGTCGCGACCACCCTGCTTGTCCTCTTCATCCAGCGGCGCTACGATCGTCTCGACAAACTCAGCACGGGCTTCTGCCAGTGGTTTGTCACTGCGTAGCAACGCCAGGCTTGCTACAGTGTTGCATTGCAGCTGTACCATTTTAGGGTAGCTGCAAATAGCACGGATATCGGTTTCTGAAAACATAATAGCTCCATTCCCCATAATGAAAAAAGGCCGTACCCCCGGGGATTAGGGTACGGCCTCACTGAGTAATAAAAACTAGTTACCTTGATCGCCAAGAGTCGTGTTGATGTTGGCGTATTGCCGCCGCACTCGCATCATGTGCTGCATCCGAAGCTGCTTGGCGAGCAATTGCGTCATTTACAGCACTAACAGCATCGACGGTTGTCATGCCATCAGTTGGGTCAGCCGCTGACGCTGCAATGAACTCCATCGCAGCGTTAGCATACTCTGTAGCCGATATGCTATCGGCTGGTGCGCTAGGTGGTACCTGGTCACGCAGTCGTGGCTCATTGCTGTACCCGTACGGTGTGTACCCCCGGAATGGTTGAAAAGGATTTGGCCACCCACGAACCTCATCTTGCCTTTCTCGCGGTAGTTCGCCACCCGCCTCCCCAATGGCGTCATCGACGTCATCGAGTGCTTTAAGCTCCTCGAGCTCCATCGCTGTCCATCGCTGCAACGTGTGACACGCACAATCAGGACACCGGGATAGATCGCCAAGCTTATTCCCGAACGCCATTGGCGTACCTTTAGGAATATCAATCTCGCCGCTCCACTCACAGTTAAAGCAATACCCATCGATCAGGTATGTGCCTTCCAGGGCTTCGGGTTTAACCGAGTCCTTCAACCGAATACGCCGGGGTTGTCGTTCGGGCATCTTCTTCCTTTCTTACTTGTGCGACTCGCCACACCGCGAGCACGGTTTCTTTGCCTCATCCGCAAGCATCCGCCTAACAGGCCCGACTACAGCAGCCGTCCGCTTTTCGGGGGGGACACACCGCTCTTGCACTACCTTAGCGTACTCAGGACTCACGGAACCAACCGTGATAGTCTTGGCACTTATTTCGAGCACATCAGGTACCCACTCGCTGGTGGGCATGATCGCGGTGAAAGGGCCCATGCGACGAATCTCTGGTGTCACGATAACACCAGCAAGGGGCTCCAGGATGAGGTAAGGCGGATCATACGCCAGGATACGCAACACCTTACCGTGGTATCGCGTATCCTCTATTGCTGGCATTTCCTGCCCGCCGCCTAAGAAACTAGCCACCCCACCACCCTGAATTTTGGGTGTATGAAATGGTCCAGCTAGTATAGTTACGAGTCGCCCGATATCAAAATCATCAGGTCCTAGTGTCTTCATAGATTGGATCCTCCTCGACCTATGGTACCAGATTGGTTGAGCTAACGTGAGAGCATCGCGACTCTATGGGGAGCCGGGACTGCAATGTTAGCCACAAACAGGTCTCGACTATCGCCAAGAGATAACCTGTACATCTTACAATGCCCTAAAAGGGCTTGTTTTTAGTCCACTAAACACGACCAAAGAGCTGGCACAGTATCCCTGAAATCACCACGCACATAGAGTGACGAGGAGTCTTTTGATACCAGTGCTCGCTTGAGTATTGTTTTCCAGGGTCGCCAATAGTAGTGGGGGTCGTCGCGAGTGTAGTTCTGCGACTCCCAGTCGTCTGGTAACGGATACATATCCATCACAGCCGTTGTAATATTCGTAGGCAATCGCTCTGTGTGGATCGCCATTGAGATAGCTTTGAGGAATACCTCTGGCCCCTGCACTGCAGAGCCCATGTTGATAAACACACCATTGCCCATGTTACAGATAAGCTCTGCAAATTCCAGGAAATCCATATGACTAGCCGTCCCCCAGCTGCCTCCCCGGTAGTTCGGATACATACCCAAGATATCCGTACCGATCGATACGTGTACTGTGGCTCCGTTACCGTTCACTGATGCGTTGCCTAGCACAGACCACGGCCTCACGTCGCGCCACCGCCGGTTGTTACCCAGAATAGGGCCGTTGTCGACATACTTATTCTGTGAGACGTAAGTACCGTATCGGTGCCCCAGGCCTGCCATCGTTCCATGACAACTGTAATTCACTATTTTGTTCAGGTGATCAAGTTTGTCCCAGAACCCGAACTTACCTTGTGCTAGCGTTGCTGGTACATCTTCGTCTGTCACGCCATGAACAGTCAGTTGATAGTCATGAATCAGACCGGCACCAGTGGTAGCCACGTGAGTGATCCACCCACGTCGTATCAGATCAACCAGATAGCGGCTCAGGCCCAGCTTAATAGGGTGTCCGCCCATGAAGAGGATTCGTGGAGCACGCGACTGGCGAGCCTCACGGAGGGCCTCAGCAAGCTTCGCTGCCTGCCGGTACCCTGTATTAAATAGATCACTGCCAATGTCCACGTGTTTGAGGGACAGCATGCGATCTACAGACATATGTGTAATTATGTCTTCGTGTGGGTGTAGGTGAATGTCACCTATGTTAAAGCGACGACCAGGCCCGGGCATTTGCCACAATCCTTACAAGAGGCGTTCGCTTTGTACTCCAACTCTTTATGCTCACGAACGTCAGTGATGATGCCGCGGCACCCATCCTTCCGCCGAGCAGCACCCGCCATAGCGGCACGTGCTTCAGTCAACTCATCCGTGTAATCGAGGATGACGTCAGTCCGGTCTCCCGGTCGCCCCATCTCTACACGATAGCGTCCGTCACCCGGACTCTTCGGAAAACGTGTCATTTAAGTCTTATCTTCCTTGGTTGTCGGCCCTTCAATATGGCCGCGTTACGTCGTGTCTCGTCGACACGTTGCTGTAAAGCCCGTCGTCCTTCCTCTGATTGACGCAACTCTGGTGGACAGGTGTTGTTAATCACATCATGGACAAGCGGATCATCGGCACCTTGGGCTATGAGCTCAAGGTGATGAGCAAGCTGCGTACGTTGCCGTTCGCAATACTGCTCGTAGTTTTCATCGAACTCGCTCTGGAGTGAGTGGGCGTTAGGCGGTACCTCCCCTATGTAGCTTGTAGTGGTATGGGCGGAGTACGCACCTGCATCGAGCCGGTCCCCTAGTTCTTCACCAAACGTCGTAGACGTAGGATCAAGATCAAGTCGCCCTGTGTTTATTAGCGCCATCACCGCATCGTACACGTGGGGATACCGACCGACCGGGGCTATCGGTGTTGCAGCCGCTGCTTGCCTCCCTGACTCCGCACCGTCAGCCACACCACGCAAATACGCAGTTGCCTGGTCTCGGTTGGCAGCTGCAGCAGCAGATAAGCCAGGCGCCGCGTATGATGTGGGCGCCCATGTATCCATATCCATGTGCACGGCTTGGTCTGCGGGACTCCTGGGCCACGCCAGCCCGTACAGCCCGTACAGCATGTACAGGCTGAGCACCACGACCACGACTATGCCGATCAGACCGACTATGTTTGCGATTGTCTCCATCAACTCGGTTCACGCAGTGAGGCGGATGGCTTATTGCCAGTAACGCCGTACTGCTCCGAAGGCTTAATACCATTCTGCCCACGAATACTGCGACCCTCTGTCACAGGAAAGGAAGGCTGTGGCTCCATAGTACCAGCAAGATCCTCGATAACACTCGGTGTTAACGATATCTCCACACCACCAGCCAACTGCACACCAAAGCCCTCAGCGAGCATGATATGTGTCTGTGGCGGGTGATCAACAAAATGCTGGCGACCGACCCGCACGAAGTCTTCGATACCCTTGCACGCTGCAAGTTTCTCTGCCTGGGTTTCGAACTGCGCGTACAGTTCATCCAGGGGAGAAGGTACGGCTTCTTCACCGACCTCTCCAAGATCTTGTTGCTGGTAGCAGTCCATGAGGTGTTCAAGTAACTCTTTAATCTCAGGCATCAGATTCATCCTCTATTGTTTCAGGAGTAGGTGAGCCGTTCGTCGATGAACGTTCTCGTAAACGAATATGGCGTGGTTGCCTCTCGGTCGTAGGCGCCCCTACCGGTTCAGGTGCTTGCTGAGCGACAGTATCTATGCCCTCTTGGCGTTCGCTCAGCAAGGTTTCAATAACAAATCGCTGGGCACTAGTGAACCCCCGCCGCCCAGCATACCGCATAGCAGTCTCAACTGCGACGGGATCAGCATTGGTCACATCCTCTAACCCGTCAAGCACAGACTGCACAGCCTCTGCAAACGTAGGGCGATCGGGTCGCTCTAAGAACTCTTCAATGATAGCAACACGCTCTCGAGAATGCGCGGGATAACCGCGGATACTCAGGTTACTACGAATAGCAGACAGCGCCTGCCCGCGAGGTGCTCCCTCCAAATACTCGTGGACAACCCCGCGAAAACGCTCCAACCTAATAGGTTCTACTGCGTCATCTAGCGATTGTTGGGTCCCAAGCAACCCCGAGGCTTGCGATATGTTTTGAGCGTTAGGGGGTACAGCAGCCCTTCCATGCCTACGTATCACAGCTTCACATACAGCTACTCGTGTGGCGTTATCCACCGTGATACCTATATGGTTTAGCCTGGATGTTAAACCTTGCAGGTCTATACCGCGATACTGCTGCACAATATTAGCTGCGCGGTTACGGAACTCAGGAAGAGGAATAGCGTTAGCCCCAGTGCGTACTGGTCGTGGCGTGTATTCAGGCGAACCTGTAGCAGTCGTCGCTGTGTTATCAGCGAGCGACTGGCGGTGCTCCTCGCATATGATAGACTCACGTATAGTCCGCGGAATGTGCAAACCATACGAGCCCAGCGCTGTACGTAACTGGTCAAGAGATAGACCGGGCTCATATTCACACAGGTCCCGGACACGTTGCCGAAACGATTGCAAACGGGGCAACGCGGAGACTGTCGCGGGTGGAGGAGGTGGATCTGAGGCAGATGACTGTATGGCCTGATGCGTCTCCTGTAGGATGTCGCGACGCTCCACAGCCGTAAGCCCAAAGTTCAGGTGTCGCATTGCTCTTACGAGAGCCTCCCAACTTATGCTCGGCTGCGCGTAACATAGTGCAGCGACCTCTGCGCGATACCGTGACGCTGCGGTCTCCGTGGGCTCTACTTCCTGGCCCACCGAAGAGGCGAGCAGGCTATCATCAACCGGATGTCCGGTTACTATTGGCGTACCGTCAGGGTGCCGCGGTGTCGGTGTGTCCGTACACAGCTGGCTTAGTATGTTTTGACACTCTTGCAGATCACTATCCGCAATAGTATCCATAGCGAGCAACCTGGTGAGCGATGTGAAGATCGCTACGCGAATAGCCTCCTGCGGTGTAACAGGCGTCATATTCACACGAAACGGCAGCTGCGTATGATCCAACTGCACCATATCCCCAGCTAGCGGTATTGAAATACCATCAGCAGCAGGAGCCGCATACCCAGACACAGCGACATGAACGCCAGCGTGTCTGCTCTGTATATCTACATTCGTTACTCTGAAGTGGGTTGTTGACATGCTTCGTACTCCGCCATTGCTGCGTTCCAGCTTTCAATCGTCTTAGGCGATTGCATCCGCTGGTTCTTCGGGGTTATCAGTCGCCCGAGCTTCTTGACAGCATAGACGTAGTTATCCGGAGCATCGATCTCCCGCAAGCCGCGGAGGATTGAGTCGGATAACTCATTCGTCTCTGCCTCCATGAACATCATGAGTTGTGTTGGGTTAGGGGTGAAGCCCCATCGTTCAACGAACTCAAGCGATGCTGCTTGTTGCTCGGGTGTGTACTGCGATGCGATAGATTGGTAAGGATTTACCGTTACATGCTGGCTGACAGGCTTGCCGCAGCAGTTTTTGTATTTGGTCTTAGACCCGCAGGGACAGGGAGCATTACGCTTAGGCTTAGCCGCCTTATGCCGCATGGTTTTACCCTTTGGCTTCTTCGACTTAGGTTGCTCCCCGTCCCCCACAGCTTTCTCAAGTGGTGTCCTTCGAGGTCCCATTAAACAAGGTCCTCATCGTCGTCTTGGTCTTCATCTTCGTAAGACGGGGTGTCGTTTTGATCCTGATCAGCCACCTCGTCGGCAGCCTCATCAGCGGCCTCTGTAGCGTCGCCAGTGTTGGCGGCGAAGCGGTCATCATTAGACGCCGTGATACCGAAAGCAGGGGGTGCCTCGCCTTCAGCCTCCTTCGGATCGACGTTGATCGCAGGGAGCTCTGTATCCACGTTAGCCGTAGGTGGTGGCAACGTGCTGGACAGCGGGGCTGCCACAGGAGCGTCTGCTGGCTTCTCCATACCGATGAGCTCGGCAACCGTCAAGTTTTCACCTTTTGCGGGTTGCTTGCGTTTTGGTGGGACCACGTTAGACGCACCTTGGTGCCTCTTCGGATTAGATAGGTCTGTATTTCCGGCAGCAACTTGCTTCCGGAACTCTTCACGGTGGTTGATTTGGTTATCGACCATTGGATTCCTCAGGGGTTTACGAAAAAAATGCAGGCAGCCCGACAACCGAGCCGCCTGCATCTAAGATATCAAGTCACTGCCATTGCTACCAGCGTGATTCACCTCACTCTATAAGATACCCGAGCGTGTCGCCGCGGAGGGTGCGCGTGTCGATACGTAGCTCGACGGTGTAGCCCAACCACGCGTACAACAGGGCCGACCACACGCACAAGCGGTGCTGCGACCTGATCTGGTACTGCTTGATCGGGCTTTGCCTGGTCTGGCTTTGCCTGATCTGGTGCTGCTTGATCGGGCTTTGCCTGGTCTGGCTTAGCCTGATCGGGGGATGCTGCTACACAGACTGCTGTCATATACAGCAGCGCAATAACAACAAGTAGGGGTCTCTTCAACATTGTGTGTCTCCTATCGGTTAAGTTCTTTCCAGCCGGCTTCAAACTGCTTCCGCCGGCAATCCAATCCATTTCTGGTGTGTTCCTTCATCTTTGCTATCAGACCCTTATCCCGCAAGGTCGCCACAAGGACGTCAGCAAATTCGCTATACCCACTCGTCACTGCTGGCACACCAAGCCAGTTCTCTGTGGTCTCAGCTGGTACCAATATGGCATTCTTCCAAGCCACTAAGAATTCATTCTGTGGGCGGACATCCCAGGAAATTACTGGGGTGCCCATGCATAGGGACGACAGTCCAACCAAAGCAAGGCTCTCAAACTTGGGAGCCCAGACAGTCAGATCTGCCTTCGCGAATAGCAAGAGACGCTTCAAGATATCAGGCTGCTTGATCACTGTGATCCTAGACCCGAACTCTTTGAAGAGCGTCTTGAGTATCCGCCGAGAGGACAGCGACCAACTACGGCCTACTGCCACTACGATATTTGTATTCTCCGTTGCTGTAAGCACCTTGGCCATCATACCGAAGATAGCTTGATCGATCCGCTGCGGTTGCGAATCATACATTGGAAAATACACTGTGAGTTCATCATGCGGTCCACGGTTTTCCTTCCGCGTGATGGGGACCGGCACATCCCAGGGCATCATTACGGGGTTCGTGACCTTTAAGTTCCACGCCTGCTGCAGGGAATGCCCTACACACCGGTATGGAAGGATAATCTTATTGAAGGTCAATACCGCCGCTTGGTCCTCTTCTGTGAGCTCTTCCCAGCTAATCAGTAGAGCCGTGTCGATACCCGCGTCATTGAAGTGCACGATGTCACGTATTGGGGGTACGTGTGTCCAGATGATCCGCTTGCAGCGGTGGGACCACATACTAAAGCTTCGTTGTTTTGATGTGAAGACTCGGGAATCCCAGGCTTTGGCGACCTCACGTCGCACAGGCCCTGCCCCGAAGATTTCAGCAGACGTACCGCGAACCTTGGCCATCTCTGCGAGATGCACAGCTGCGTACGAGACTTCGTGTTGTTGCCACCGAGTGACAATACCGATTCTGTCTGCCATTAGGCCTGTTCCCTGCGTCGTCGGTGCGCATCCTTGGCCTCGATTACATTGGTGCGCCCATACCGCCGCCGCCCATTGGCGGTGCCGGTGGTTGGGCCATTGACTGCTGCTGGGCCATCCCAGCCTCTTGTTGTCCCATCTCGCGACCCCGGGCCTCGGACTGTGAATCCATATCCTCCAGCAGGCTTTTAACCAGCGAGTGTACGGTAGGGTTCTTCTGTTTAAGCTGCCGGAGTGCTGACGCTCTTTGGCCACCTTGCATACCGTAGATCGATTGAGCTACAGTCTGCGCGATAGTCTCGAGGTCTTGCGGGGTCATCCCCATCTCTGAACCCATTGGGATTTGAGCCAATACAGCTTGGACAGGGTCCATAGGCTGCATAGCACCTGCCAGTGGATCTCCACCACCCGCGGGTGGTGCAGCAGCCGCACCTGCAGCGCCTGGCTGCGCGGGTGGCACCTGACCTCCAGCTCCGGGTCCAGGCATCCCTCCCATCGCCGCTGGGTCTCCGCCAGGTGGCATACCACCCGCGGCACCGCCGGCCATTTGGTCGCCCAAACCGGAGGCCTCGACCTCCTCCTGGGCTTTTTGGCTTTCCTCTGCGACATACTTCTGCTCGTCGAGCATCTTGGTCTGTTCGTCTTCGAACTTGAGCCCAACACTCTTGAGCCCTGTTGTCTGCGAGATCTGCTGACCCATCATCAATTGGAGCTTAGCCAGCTGACGGTTGAGGTCATCTGCGTGGCTCGGCTTGGCGAGCTTAACAATCACATCATCCCAGGATAGGGCGATGCTGATCTTGTTACAGAGCCATTGCAGGAAGTTGTTCAAGACATGCGTGAGGTGACTCCAGTGGCTCTCCATGAGCCGCAGAGCGGCAGGCGCGGCCTGTACAGTCAAATCACCTTTGTAGAACTGTACGGGGATACCAACAGCTGACAATAGTGTATCGAGTGCGTTGGTCATGAGTTCGTGGGGAGCCATCTGACTGGCTTCAGCGCCCAACGACTGGTATCTGAGGGGAAACGGCAGTGTGAACCACATGGTTGGGTCTTGTCGACGCTTACGTAGCATTGAGTTGACTTGACCAGAGAAGCCGCCGAGGTCGGCGGTGAAGAGAGGATCTGTCGCCTCTCCGCCACCGCCAGCCCCGCCCGGTCGCGGCTCGGGAGTTATCACACGAAACGGGATGATGTAATCAAGACCAATTGCCTCGTTGTAGCGATGCAACACTTGGAGATACCAAGCCTGACGGAAGTTCGTCAGGATCCGACTAACACCCCACCCTTTGTTCAACACGCCAGCAAGCGTATCTTCCTTGCCGTGGTAGATCACATCGCTGTTGAACTCGATGTGTGTACCATTCTTAACAGCTTGGATGATTTCCCAAGGTGCCCGCTCCAGGTGAAAGAGCGTACCCTTGTTGATGTATGTCTTGTAATGCTGAGGGATACGCCAGATGTGCCCGACCTGATCCGTGTAAGGATCCCAGATCAGCTCCATCTCGTGGGGGCTCCATCGCTTGACCACGATATCGTCTTCTTCATGCGACCGTCGATCGATGTGCGTCCACTTCCCGCTGTACTTACAGAACGGGCACGAAGCATGAAACTCCGAGTTGTTCCACGAGTAGCTGAACTTGGGATTGTCGTGGATACGCCGCAGCGGTGCCTCAAAGCCACACTTAGGGCATGAGAGGTTACGACGGAAGGGCAGGACCACTGAGGCAAAGAAGTTGCCATACGTGACGTAGTCCAGGGCCACCTGCTGCAGAATGTGGAAGATACCCAGCGTGTTATTCAGGTAGTCGAGATACTTCTCTTTCCCCTCACGATCGGTACCCTCTATCTCAATCTCGGTGATGAAGTAGGCAATGACGCGATCGATCGCTGAGCGATAGACCCCGTTTGCCAGCATGATGTATTCACACCACCGGTGAGCATTCTGCAGTGACGAAGGCATGGCGGTCGACGCGTAGTCGCAGAATGGGTCCGGAAAGGGCTCAACATTCTGTGCACCGCGATTACCGCCAGTAAAATCAGGCATTAAGTACGACATGGATACCCGTCCTTAGTCTTTATTCAGCGTCTTCGGCGAGGCGACTAACGGCATCCTGCGAAACCAATCGCTTGGTTTCTGCTTGTTGGTCTGCAATAGACGCTTGCTTCTCGTCTGCATCACAGCCACATTTACCGCAGCAGGGCGGTTTGGGTTCGAGGTCAGGCGTTACACCTGGGCGAACAACGGCTTGCTTTTCCATTGCAAATCTCCTTACGTCTTCTAATTGTTGATCGTTTAAGTAGATGTCCATGATACCAGGGATCTCCTAGCTACCACAGCTGTGATTACAATGTGGTAGCGTCGCCAGCAGGTAATTCAGGTGCACCGCCGAACGGTGCTGTACTCTTGATAAGCAGAACCTGGAACTCCTGACTATCCACCGTGAAGTTGATCGAAGGGTCCTGCACAACGTAAATCTGATCGCTGCCATCGATGTGGACAGCGATGTCTTTGTCTGTTGGTTGCAATTGCGTACGCGGATACCCGACGCAGCGTGTGTCATAGATCAGCACCAACACTTGATCGTTACGAATAACGTCGTGATACCACGCTTCGATGCTCACCGGGAAGTCCTGGATCTCGAAGGTCAGTCGGTATGTTGGCGGACCTCCAGCTGCTGCTGTGGTGTCATGCGTAGGTATACGCGGGGCTGGCCTCGCTGGCTGCGGGGTTAACTGCTCAAATAACGACGGTGCGGGCTGCTGTGGCGTCATAGGGGCTGTAACTGTCGGTTGGACAGGGACGCCCGTTTGGGCCATAGGTTGTGGGGCAACTGGCTGTGTGACAGCCGGCTGTGCGAACGACGCTGCCTTCACCGCCCCGACAGGGTTAGCTACCGTCGGCATTGGAGCCACGGCAGCAGGTACGAGTGGGGACGCTCCTGGGGGTGTGGACGGCATACTGAGCCCTGGTATTGTACCTTCTTGCATAATCGCTACTCCTTGCGGTGCCGCCGGTGGCGGATCTACCTGTGCCAATTGTCTGTAAACAGAAGACGCCTTATCGCGAAGGTCGTCGATCGACAGTGCTCGTCCAAGCTCAGCATCGTGTGCGGCCATATTGAACGCATCTGCTGAGATTGTTGACATGTCGAGCGTGAAGCCTTCGCCAGCTACGTCTGGATCGATATTGATGATATTTGCCACATGCTTTGAATCCCAGTCTGGTGGTGCCCCTTGTAATGTGGAGCGGCCTACCACGAAGCCTGGCATATTTGATGGCAGAGCGACAGCCCTCGTAGACCCTTTGCCTATGTGCTGCTCACGCGCCAATGCAGAATAAGCATCAGGTGTCGGCGCTCCACCCAGATGTGTTTGATTGAACTCAGCCATTAGGCTCCCAGTCTATCGTGACAGCACTGCCGCCAACAAGAGCTAAAAAAATAACCCCAGGGCAGCAGATGCTGCCCCAGGGATTGAGTTTAACTAGGTGGGCTTCTAAATTCTAGCCCATAACCGCGACGGTATTAGACAGATCGATCGCTGCTACCTCTTCTTCGGTTAACCCGAATTTGAGGATATCGTGTTCGAGCTGTGCTTCCTGCAGGAAGTTCGGATGGCTAGTATCCATAATACTAGCAAGCTGATTGCGAAGCTCTAAGAGAGCTATATCGTTGTCCGACTCCATTAAGCTAACCTCCTTGTGAAAACCAAGACGCCTGGGCGTCCGTGTTACCGAGTAACTCGGCAATGTCAATACGACAAAACCACAGAACGTGGGGGTGGCGGGCATCAAGTAATGCTCGCCGGGTTAAAGCCACCTGCATATTCCCATCGAAGTCCATGCCTACGGGCACAAACTTAGGGAAGTCAGCAGGCCATAAAGGGAAGATGACCGGGGCAGCGTCATTCGCCTCCTCCAGCCATACAGTGACATCCTCGTCACCGAAGTACTCGATTACTTTGGTTGCCTCTTCTTCTTCGGACATGGTCGAAACCTTTCGTTAACGTCGTCAAATGAGACCGCCCAAGACAACCCATCACGGGTGCCTTGTAGGTCTTCGGCGTTGAGCCTTCGTCGTTGAAAGTTAACCACCATCGGTATGAAACGTACCGATGTCTTCCGAAGAAACTCTGCTAGAGGCATCTCAGCAGACGGTTGCCCGGCTACGTCATACCGCATGTAATCGACACCCTCAGGTGTCTCTTCACTCTCACCACGTACGACCAGGTCCATATCATCAATGAGCTTGCCATTAAGCGTAGTTACGCCGCAGACATTGATTAAGGGGGTTAGGTCTTCGACCTCAGGTAGGGCCGAGGGGTTGCGTTTAAGCGAGCCCACGTCATACCTGGTTGCGAGATAATCAGCACCGACACATACACCGGACACACCGGTCAGCTCAGTCCTGTTTTCCGCGGGGATTCGGTCGGGAACCCCATGCTCCGCAAACACCATATATCCCTTGGGCATCTCAAGATTCCCAACAGGACGGAAGTGCTTATAAGCCTCGTAGCGTCTTGCGAGGTGGTGCTGTACTGAGTCCTGCTCACGCCCAGCAATGCTAGGGTCGTCCAGCAGGTCAGCTTTAGTTCCACCACAGCGGCCTGCAATGCCGTCGAGTATCTTGTCTTCCTGATACACGATAGCTTGGGCCAATAATGACCGTACAGATTGCAACGCAGCGACCATGATCGCTTTATTCTCAAGGTCAAGGCGAGCCCCGTGTGCTGCACTGAAATTCTCTGCTGAGATCCCGGCAGCGGCACGTGTGGCTTCGACCTTACCTTTGAAATTGGTGACCGTCTGTGCCAAAGCTTTCTGTTCCCGCTTAGATAGGTCACTACGATGTGACGGCCTAAGCTTCTTGCGCTTCGACGCTGTGAGTGCGTCGATAGTCTGCAGGCCCGGTGTGAGCCACAGGTCTTTGAACCAGCGGTTGTTGGTAGCACCACCTAAGGTCCAGTCACCCTCATCATTAAACTGTAACGCATATCCGCGGCAGAGAAACTTTGCGCCAAATAAGTGCGATACAACATAATGTGTCCGGCCAACACTGTCGGCGGGACGATTGAGCTTGACCGAGCCCCGGGAGGGCATAGGTAGCATTGATACAAGTCCTAGTAGGTCTCGCTGCACCTTACGTACGCCGAGTCTGACTAATACAGTCCAGCGGCATAGGTTCTGCAGCGATAACGCGAGTGATGCACTTTGTTGCTCCACAACCGTCTCGAGTTCGAGTGCGTTGAGGCTTGGCTCTTTGGCCTGTGCTCTCGCGTAGTTCACCTTCTCGGCGAACAGCCTTATGGCTTGTAAAATTTCAGAACCACTTTTACCGAAGAACGTGTCCTTCGGCCATGCGATCCCTTGATTATAGGTCACGAAGAGTTGCTCAGCGAACTGAGCTACCGATGTTGCCACGGAAGTTTCTTCCGGGGCTACGGCTGCTTCGCGTACCTGTACGGCGGCCTCCTGACCACCAATTACGAGCGTCCTGATTTCTTCCGTCATAAGTTTCAAACCTCTTGTAGAGCGAACGTAGGTTTGTGAGTCATGGCCTTTCCTTGACCGTGCTCAACATCGTAGTCCCGCTTAAATCGCAGGACCCCCTGATCCCGAAGTCTTTGGTACATCAGCCTGGGCATCCGCTCACGCGGACGGTGTGCCGGCGTGAGTGGGATACTCAAATCATGACACCCAGGGAAGACATACGCGTAGGTAACTGTCACTGTCTGTCCATCTGCTGAGAATCGTGGAGTTTTCTGTACCAAACCGCGAGGATAATCCAACGGGAGGTGCAACATATCTCCTCTCCTTAAGTTAGAGGGATGCCAATAAAAAAGGTGCTGAGCTAAAAGCCCAACACCTTATAATGCCTTGTTAACGTACTGTGTTCAGTCGCTACGTGATCTCTGGATCTTCATCGAGATCATCGTCATCTTCTGGCTCTTCGCCAAGCATAGGCGCCGCAGGACTGACAGCTGCGGGCGGCTCATCTACAGGCTCCGGCTCTGCTGGTGTTGTCGGTGTAGCGACGATGTCGTCCATGTCGACGTTATCGCCTAACCCACCAGTAGCGTCCAAGAGCTCAGCAACACGACCACCGACGATAGGTGTAAGCGATGCTCCATCATAGAGCTGCCACTCACGACCTTTCTGGATCTGCCATCGCTGCCCGAAGAAGATGTGGATGTAGTAATCACCGTCATGGGCTCGCGAATTATGCTTAGCCCGCAACTCACTGATCAAGTCACACAGATCATCTTTGGTTTCGAGTGTCACGACGGTAGGTGGTTGCCCACCTGCCACACCATACACAACCCAGATCTGCCCTACCTGATCTCCGCTAAGGAGCTGGTAGGCCAGATCAAACACATGCTTCATCCGCTTAGTGATCGCGATAGCCTGTGCAGGCGTACAATCAGGATTGTGCGTTTGCGGGCTTGGTGCCGACGTTACTTCCGATGCCGACTGTTCGTTCATCTTTCTTCACCTTGTCTTTCTTTTCAGGGACCTGCTTGTCAAAAGGGCAGCTGATCGGCTTAGGTGCCGCGTCACTGTTCTCGACTTTCACGAGGCCTTTGTTACCACTGATTTTCAGTGCTTGCCGGTTAACGCTGCCCTTGTTGCCTTTAACAGCAACACGAGCCATGGTTTGCACCTGTGCGTTAGCATAAAAAATTGGCTGGATGATCAGCTTGGCACCATGCAGCTTCTCGCTGCTTGCCATCACGGTACCGTCCTCAGCCACCAAACTCCAAGTACCCTCGATAGCCGTGGGTAAGCTTACTGTGATATCCACTATCCTGGTCCTTCCTGTACATGCTTGTTTAATGCCTTCCGGATGGAAGGATGGTTATTGTGTTGTAACGCAGAAGCGTCACCACCCAGCACAGCCTCCGCCATATCGACGAGCTCCTGGCGGGGCTGTACTCGTCTGAACGAAGGTAACGCAGCATCATTGTGCGGCGGTACCACTTCCCAGCGATCCTTGTTCGTATCAGCACAGAATACTGTGACAGTGATACGTGGGATCCCGGGACGCATAACGCTGTATCGCTCAACCAACACGGGGTCTTGAATCTGAATGTCTCCCGTGAAGACCTGCGCGAACAGCTCCTTGTCATTGTCTACCGTAGCGACGCCACCCAGGAAACCCAGGAGTGACGGCCAATCTTCATGACGTACGGCACAGATTACGTTGTTCCACATCAGCCCGCTCACGTGTATCGGGGACTCAAGGCCCTCGAACACTGGCGTCTTAAATGGCTGCATGAGCACCTCAGTGCCCTTCTCTTGCTGGGCGAACCAATCACTGACTGGGTCAACCTCAGGATAAGCCATACCACAGTATGCAAACATGGCACCATGATTGAAGAAGTGCCAGTCGTCAGCCATCTCGCTGAGTGCGAACTTAGACCGCTGGATTGGGGCAGGCGTATGTTCTTGCCCATCAATCCAAAGCTTACCTTGTGGCTTGATATCCATCGTAATCTCCTTAAAAGACACCCTTAGGGAATTGCACCCGCCTAGTGAGAAATCCACAAAAAAACTCACAGGTCCGGTGGCTTATGAGACCACCAGGCTTCGTTGCGTCGGGTGTCCGGCAACCGGGTTTGCCTAGGAACGCGAATTAACTATCAGACTCGAGGCACCAGTTGTGCCCGTTTTACCAGCTGCATAGCTGCTTCAGCCTGCAGCAGGGAGTTCTTCGACAGGGACTCCGCGTTCTCCTTCACATCAAAATAACGTAACAGGCTGTACAAATCCAGGTCCCGCTGGTCATTAGCTGACAGCAAGACGTCCAGGACATCGTACACGCCTGCAGGATTATGCCACAGCCGCACTGGCACAGCAGCAGGGTAGGCATTATCCATATTGTGCCGAAGCACCTCGAATGCCGCGATCCTGAAGATCTGCTTCAGGTTGAACCCGAAGAAGATAGTACTAGGCTCAGCATCGCCAAAACGTAGAGAGTCCCCAAACTGCTTAGGGTGTGCCTCTTGCAGGTAATTGATCAAAGGCAGCGCGACTTTACCGCGTGCCACTTGCCCCTTCTCTGCCTGATGGTAGATCTGCACGCCCTCGTTATCGAGGATTGATACAGACGCCAGTAGTCCAACCATAGGTCGGTGTGCGTGATTCTCATACGCATCATCATTTGGCAGCAGACTTCCAGCGAAGCCTAGTGCCTGAGCGCCAGCGTGGCCCGCCCTTGCGGTCTCAACCTTGGCGATGTGTCTGTCGATCGTCTCTTGCTTGGACATGCTGCCCGGCACCTTCACAGGTCCGAAATAGCTGTCCGCGTCCTCGGCACCGACGATCGTAGCACCGATATAGATTGCTTCCTTCTTGGCCAAGAGTGGCCTCCAATTTTGTTCACAGGATCAAATTACTTAAACGCGTCTTTATAGCCCTCGATGAGCATGGCAACGATATGCATCGCATCAGCGATGTTGTCGGCACCAGTGGACTTGTAGTCCTCGGTTTCGAGCTTCAGACCGTAGGCTTTGTTAGCTGCCTCGATCATCTTCTCCTTACCTGCATTACCCTTGCCAGTGGCAAACTTCTTGATCTGCCCGATACCTAGGGCCTGCACGGGGATACCGTGCTCCTCGGCCCAGGTGGACATGATAACCTTCAACCCACCGAGAAGCTCGGCAGACTTAGATACGCGAGACATGATAACACCCACAGGGGCCCTACCAAACTCACCACCAGGCGTGTACTTCACGTCTTCATAGCCAATTACATCAGGCTGCAGAACGCTGAGGAACTGCTTGAGCCTGATGAATCGTAAGGGGCCAGTCTCATATGGCAGAACGCCTAGATCGAGCTGACCACCGAACAGGACTGACGTCTTTAAGGTTTGATCCTTAGAGATGTCAGCCCAGGCGACCCCGCAGTTGGTGCCCAAGTCCACGCCGAGAAAACGACGTTTATCTGGGTGCTTCCCGGTGAGGGCAGCAGCGAGGTCTTCGGGGGAAGTGTATTGGTCAAGCTTGGGCATCGCCATCCGCCGAGGCTACAAGTTGAAAATTAGGAATGGCACTAAGACACTCAGTTAACCACAAGACACGCAGTGCGTCGTCGGTTTGTCGGTCAGAATCCTTAACCACTGCGAGCCACTCACTCGCCGTTTTTGTCGCCAAAACACGGGTAATCGCAGCAGTGTGCTGCACAGTGCCCCGGAGATTAATCACCGCATGCACGGCTTTGAGTATACCGCCGTGGTGGCGGTCCGCCTGATCGGCCCACGCGTCGCGAGTAACCTGCATTACGCGACTAAAATAAAGACTATTTGCGTTAAATAACGGCCGAAGAAAGTGGACGCACTTTATAGCAGCCGCAGTGGGATACGTATGCCGTTCGCAGCCATGCACATCAGCACCGGCACGCTTGCACGCCTGGACAAAACGCAAAGCAGCAGGAATACGCTGCGTATGCTCTTCCCATAAAGCGGTAATCGCACGCGAGTATACTCGCCGTGACGCTGGTGGCGTACAGTCTTCTTCATCTTCCTCTTCCATACCAGGTAGTACAGTCTGCACAACTGCACTGGTAGCCGGCAACGATAAAATCGCTGCAACTGGCACGGATAACCGCTCCATAGAAGCGATTGCCCGCTGGTGATCCGCCAGTACCGCCTGATAAGTAGTAGATAACGCGGTACGCAGCTCCTCGAATGTCGCCGGGGCGCCACCAGCAGGAGCTGTAGGGTTGTTTGCCACCGAACGTACCGGTGGCGTAGTAGTGTCTGTCATTGGGTTTCCTTCCATAGAACTATGCAGAGGGATCAACATCCTGTTGGATGTTTAATGGTGTTACAGGTAGCGTTTGGCCGGCAGCATCCAAGTTAACATGCGGGGCAACCCCAGCAAGTTTCTTGTGCTCCTCCACTAGATAGGCCAAGACAAGGCTATCGGTACCGGCACTGTGGGCCTGGTCAATAGCGGTGCTGGCCTTCTCGAACAAGCGGTACTTCTCGTCACAATGACGATCCAGGGCCCAGTAGACCCCGCGACGACGTAAGGCGCCAATACGCCATGCAAACTGCTGCATGGTCTCGCCCACCAATGGCAGTGGGTCATCATCCTCATCAAGCTGACTAGCTTTCTCCGCAATACCAGTGTCGTACACCAGTGCACTATCGAAGACAAAGGGAATATCTAGCCAGTTGTGGAAATGAGCCTGGAGTAGTTCGATATCGAAGCGGAAGCCATTGTGGGCCACTACGACCTCACGACGACCTTCCATGGCCTCGAACATTTCGAGATACTCTGTGAGGACATCCATCGGTGGACGCCCCTGCGACTGCAACCTGTCCCATGTGTGGTGGAACGGCTTACCTTGCGCGGCCATGCCCCGCTCGGCATTGTTTAAGTCTCGCTGAAATGCGAGATGATCGATGTCTGGGAAGTCAGGCCAGTTGAGGTAGACCTCCTTGGTCTCAATGGGCACACCATCACGTACGATGGTATGACCTATTGAGCAAATCTGGCTGGATGTAGGCTTAACGCCATTAGTCTCCAGATCGATACACGTGTAATTGTGCGGGAATCCGAATCGACCAGCAAACTGTTGAAACCAATGTGCAGACATGATTGAAAGCAGCTGAAGCCGCCTATCCAGGGTTATGTATCGACAAGTCTCTGTCGTTGCGGCCAGATTAAACTGGCCCGGGCTCCTCGCACGCCGTCCCGTCACCGAGGGGATGGTCATGGGGTTTATCGCCATGTGGTTGCTCTGCTGAAAATTCTTCAAGTATTGTTTGCATATCGTCAAGCAACTCAGTGATAGCCGCAGGGGGGTCTGAGTCTGGACGACTTACGTCCTTAACCGCAGACCATGTAGCGGCCAGGAGCACCTGACCTAAGCGACCATAAAAGAGAAGCTGCATGGCACCAGGTAGTTGATCGAAACCAACCTCTTTCATCGCGGCAGGCGGGTGATCGCTGCCAATGATAAGATTCAATGCCTTAGCTAGCATCAACGGAGCGTCGCTCTCGATGATGCTGTCATACGTGATTCCCTGTTCTTCGCAGAACTGTGCGAGCCAGGGTTCCCACTGCTCGGTCTCCATTGCCTGCATTGCACCCTTAACGATAAAGGGCCCAATATGGGCAAGGTCCCGCTCGGGATTGTAGTACGGGTCGCGTTGCCCTGCCCGAGCTTCTTTACGGCGGAGTTGAAACGACGGACGGTGTTTTTTGGGGGTTGGATCATTCATACGAATAATCCTAGCCCACAACGGCTCCCGTTTCAACAGGTGCCTGCTCAAATACATGAGCCCAGTACCGTGTATCCTCAAACCCCTGTATCTGGTCCCACAGGATGTGGCGAACCATAGCAGGGGGGTAGTTATGACGATCACACGTAGCCACCCAATGCTCCTCGAGTGCGTGGTAGAGTGTCGGTGTCATCGACGTCTTGTTGACGTCCACCCCATACCAGCTCGCCACGTGGGTATCCACAGCAGCAACCTTGCAGTCCATTGGGAAACAAAGCTCGTGGGCAAATGCCGCGATCTTATGCCCGACATGCGGTAGGATATCCTTCCCGTTAAAGTCGATCAGGCTGACTAATTTGTCACGCCACTCCACCCAGCGGGGTTTACCGGGCGTGTCGCCCTCCCGCGGCTCAACCCACCCTGCCTCTGCGGGGTGCATCAAGATACGGTCCGCACGGCCTTTGCGATATAACTCCATCACATGCCAGATACCTTTAGTCTTAGCCGTGTAGAGCCCGCAGCGCGTTGCTTCAAGTATGGTACGCAACTGTGCTTTGGTCTCCCACGGGATAGATGTGACGCTGAGGTAGGATTCTACGTTCTGCCGCCATCCAGTCTGGCCAGAGAGTAACGCGAATATCCACCTGTCGCGACATTGTTCAGGTGTTTGGGCGGTGAGTGGTCCCCAGTAGGCGTTGTACTTAAGAACCGTATCTGGTTTGATAGCCCCGATACGCCGGGCCATAGCTGCCTTATTTAGCATGGTCAATTATCGTAATTCCGTTCAAATGCTCGAGCTCGTGTTGAAGTACTCTGGCTTTCATACCAGACCACGTTTTCTGTATAAGTTTGCCCTCCAGCGTCCACGCCTCGAACCTAACCTTCTTCGAGCGTGTGACTGAAGCACCAACACCAGGCATGCTCAGACAACCTTCACGTTGTCGAGATACACCACCAAAGTTACGGTAGATAATTGGATTGATGAGCACATACTCATCATTCGTATTTGCAGGATCAGCGGTGCTGTTCATTACCAACACTCGCTGAAGTATGCCTACCTGGGAACCGGCAAGCCCGACACCGTCGAACTTGTACATCAACGCCAGCATTTCGCTGAGTTGTTCTTTTAGCTGCGGCGTCACGATATCCACGGGTGTGCATACCTTACACAACGCCTCATGGGGGTACTTAAGAATCTCCATTAGAATGGTATCTCCCTTCCTGGTGGTGCCGGGTCTTCTGGCCCGCTGGGTGTATTGCCTGCTGTGCCCTCAACTATTGCGGCCACTTGCTCCTCAGGGGGTAGGCGTATCTTCCTGGGCGTTCGCGTAGTCTGTATGTCGCTGCTAGGTTTTACCTCACCAGCAGCAGCATACAAAGCAGCTGCATACTCGTCGTTCACAGTCTCAGCAAACTGCTCCAACGCTGCCTCAATGGCTATTGTGAGCGACACAGCTAACCGCGTCTCTAACGCCCGTGTTGCATCAGTTAGACGAGGCGCAGATAAGCTATTCCCATCAACATCTCGCAACACAACATGATCGTCAGCCGTCACCCGAATAGTCAACTCATACGCATCATCAATACGGTTGAGCGACTGCGAAAACCGCACCATCTGCCTTGCACTCGCAGCCTCATCCAGAAGCTCCCGCGAGGTACGAAGTACATCTTCCAAACGTTTTTCTTCATCTCGCTCCATTTGATCCCTCCGGTGGGTTAACGTTAATTGTTACTTGATGTGTCGCGGCCGGGCACTGCTGGTACCCTACGTGACAGTCAAAGCAGTAATGATCGTACTGGTGTGGGCACTCCCAACCACGACGAAATCGCTTATTAATGATCGACATGTTCCACTTCTTCAGTCCAGACGAACAGCCCACGTGATCGAAACCAGGTCGGCCGACGCTGCACTGCTCAGGGTCTAGCTCGATCCACATGCGAAGGCCTACAAGCTCAGAGATATGCCCAAAGGGGGATTTACCTCGCAAGCGGCTGTAGCCCATTCGCAGTGCGTTCTGCCTAGCAAACCCCGTAGTCATGAACTTGTTGATTCGCATTGGGCAGGGAGTGCCTGCCAATATCCTAAAGACAAAGTCCCCGCCAGATCGGCCCTGCCTGCTCTCGGCAGGTTTATAGGACACGATCTGCACGGGTACCCACTCTTTCTCTCGTTGAGTGTTCCACGGCGGGACAGGAACGCCATCCCGCATGCGGGTTAGATTACCCGCCAGCCGCCAAGCTAGGCGGTAGATATCAGCATCCATCTGTATCGTGCCAGCTACATCACGCACGCTATCCAAGACGACCTGACGATTCACGCGACCCAAGGCCCCGCAAATTATATCAACGAACTCATCGAAGCTTGCTCCGACAGGGGCGAACCCTGCAAAATCAGAAAGAACATCATCTGTGAGCCAGTTCCGCAGTGTAAAGATGCGGGTCAGATTGTAACGAGGAAACGCAACGCCACGTTCTGTCATACGTACTGGTCCTGCACTTTCTTAGCTACCGGAGCTGTTACTTCTACCTTCCCCTTCTTCGCCTTCGCCATCTTCATCAACGCTGTAAGCATCGGTGAAGTTGGCGTTTTGGGCTTTGTCGCTTTGCATTTCTTCTTGGCCATCGGGGTCATCTTCTATATCGAGGAGGTTCTGTATGTCATCTTGCGTCAGTTCACAGGCGAAGTCCCCGTGATGCACTTCGAATATACGCTTATCCTTGTGCTGCCAGTACGACACCCACTTACTCGATCCGTGGGCATTCAGTACTTTGAAATCAGTAACCTCAATCTTAGGCAAGTCACCCACCCAATTAGCCAACCGGGCTAATCGGCGAGGGTTGCCGCCACTGTTGAGATAACCAAGCATGGCCTCAAGCAACGCGATCTCCGCTGTGGAATGATCGCAACTTAAAAACCGCTGTGCATACCGTTCCGATTGCTGACCAGCAACCAGGTTGATGTTAGCGAGAGGTGAGCTACCGTCATTACGCGGAGGCGTAACAGTGAGGTGCCACCCATCTAAGGCGAGTCGAAACTCGTCTCTAAGAACATCCACCGACCTTATTACATCAGCCACTTTGCTGCTGCTTTGCTGCGGTAAGGATAGGCGTCACTTGCGTCATGACATTGCCAATGTTCTCCCATGCCTGGAGCAACTGCTCACCAGCACCAGTAGCGAGTAACTCAAACACAGGACCAAACACAGCGAGTGTCTGAGGATCCAGCGTGTTTAGGTCGATCTTCATCTCCCCAGGCGTATTGCCCTCCTGCGGGAACCGCACAATCACGAACGGTAGTTGTGCAGGACGATCAGCGTTGGGGTTCGTCTCTATCGCACGTAAGTGCCCCATCACCTCGCGAAAGTGACCATACGCGGCACTCTGCCGCTGTAGGTCCGTATTCACGTTGTTGATGCCTAGGGCATATTCTTCAAGGGTCGGTTGTTCAGCCATAGTGTCCTACTGAATGTGTGCGGCAAACCCGAGCCAGAAACGGAACTCTCCGTCTACTTCCTCGATAGGGTCGCCAAGGATGATGTGGGTACGTTTAGCAGTGGGCACGCTTTCCAGATAACGCTGGATAACGTCCATACCTGCAAGCATAGCCCATACCGGCTCTTGTTTCGAGCGGTACGGGAGTAGGGGGATACGAACAAGGTCCCCTTCCCTGACGAGTGTCCACGCCAGTGGGCCGTCAGCTTGCTCAGCTAACGGCTCTGCGCGAACACGCCAAATATCACTGCCTTGTCGCTTAATCGCACGCTGAATAAGCGGGTTCCCGGTATTGGGATCCACAGGCAACTCTTCCGCCTCAAGAAACGGAGTCATGTTAAAAATCTCAGCCGTACGTTCTTTCGGCATTACTTACCATCCAATATGTCAAAGAAAGACTTCTTAGGTGGTGGAGGATCGCCCCAACCATTCTTTATGACCTCTTTACGCTGTTCAGGTGTCAGCTGCGAAGGAGTGTAGTTAACACCTATCGGAGTAGTGTTGGCACCACGCCGCGGAGCGCTAGAGCACTTCATCGAGTCGTCGGCGTTGATGCCGATATGCTGGGTGAACTTACCTATACGGTACCCCTGTTGCTCACACATCGCCCCCAGCATGACATCACCACCATTATGCTCAAAGCTTGCAGGTGGCCAATCATTACCGTTGTAGACCTCTGAGCAGGCAGCAAGCCACCCGCCCGTCGCAAAAGTCATGGGGTTAGAGATCGGCTTACCGGTGTACCAGGGTTGGTCCTTGATGAACTGCTGCTGGTTGCCCCGCAGCTTCATCGTGTATGGTGCCCCAACCAGCTCGCATGTCTGCAGCTTAGCCTCCACATCATCAAACCAGGTATTAGGAGCACCGTCGCCAATCCACGAGTCGTCATCGAACCACATGGCGTATGGTGTCAGCAAGTTCTCGTACATCCGCCGCATGAGCGGATACTTGTAATAGGGCTCAAAGCCCCGGAGTACATCCACCCTGCCTGGGTAGGCGGCATAGAACGCCTCGATGGTCTTGAGGGTCTCACTGCAGACGTTGTTGATCCCAAACCGGTATAGAATATCCTGCGGCCACTCCGACCGGCGCAACGACGATAAGAGCCGCCGCGCCAAGTCAGAATGATCACCGTAGAACAAGGCACAAACTGTGAATTTAGCTGCCACTATGTACCTACACGACCCGCACGGGCCTTGCCTTTCTTACCCGCACGTGCTGCCTTCGCGGCTTTCTTCCGCTTGGCTTCATCACGCTTTTCCTTCGCAGCCTGTTTCTTATTACGATCCATAGGGACGAGGTTATCGTCGTCCTCTGCTTCGTCGGTTACACCGTCGATCTCCATCTGAGCTTCCAACGCACCTTGCGATTCGCGTCGGTCCTCGATATCAGCCTGAGCGACTGCCAAGACGTTGGACATCTCAATGGCCTTCGTCTTCATGTTGGTGATCTCTTTACGCGCCGCCTTTACAGCGTCCAACAGCTTGGTATTCAGTTTATCGACTGGCATCTCCTTGACGGTCTTTGCCAGATCAAACGCATCGCCTGTCCAGGCGTGGTCGTAGTTAAAGTTGAACTTCGTCGCCTGTGATTGCAAGTGCACAAGGCAGTTGCGGGCAGACGTAGGTACTTTAGTTGCTGGCGAACGGGTGCCGCGTGGTGTCCGTTCACACAGTGCCTTAACCTTGGCCCACAGCTCGTCTGCTGTCCAGGTTTGCTCTAGTGCCGCTGCAGCAAGCTGCATACGCATCTCAGTGTCGCCAACAGCTGACAGGTAAACCAGATGGGACCAACGCAACGTGTTCCCTGCTTCACCCTTCAACTTGAGGAATTGTGTGAATGACTTCTTAGTGCCAAAAGCCTTGCACACACCCATTGCATTACGCAACTGACGATCAGTCTTATAGCCTAAACCCACAGCGAGTCGTAGCAACACCTTATTGCCGTACAACTCCTGCTTAGACTTAGCATCCAAGTAAATTTTCTTTACTTTCTGTCCGAGCTCCCAGTACCACATAGATGTGATCTTTTCGTGGTCTGTGATGTACTTCGAGAGTACGTCAAAGGCGTTCTGCTCGGTATCGGTAAACGTGGACTGGGCTTGAAGAGGGGTATACTCTTCAACCCTTGCGGGTAAATTTTTGGTCATATTAGCTCCTAAGCTTGACCTTTCTTGCGAGGATATCGAACGCTGCACGCTCGAGTCCTTCACGAACTTCGGGATAGTGTCCGTTGGCTATCGACATCGCTACGAGAACGATATCACGAACACGACGTGTGGCAATATCCTTGTGGCTGATGTTTTTAGGCACATGTGTGCCATCAGCTCCCATGAAGATCACCTTCCGTACAACATCATTTGCAACACTCTTATCGACGTACTCAGCAAACGCTGCCTCTAACTTCGCTCTGGGTGCTTTGGCTATGGTGTTACTGGGTGTGAGGAAGTTAGCCTCCCCTGCCACCACATTCTCATAGTCATGGGCAACCGCAACCGTCTTCTCCCACGTATGTAGGGCACCGCCAAGCATATGGCTCAGCCGCTTGAAGAAGTCTTTACCGGCGTGTTTGAGGTGGCGGGGCTTATTAATGCACCGCCGTGTATGTCCAAGCTGCAAAAGAGTGGCCCCGCTAACGGCACACTCGCCGGCCTCGCTGTTGGTGAAATAAACCCCACCATACATCGGACCATCAGTAGTAGTTACTAGTGGCTCCGCTGTCAGATAAGACACTGACATACGGCGACCAACCAGGGTACCCCCGTGGAAGGCCATCTTAACCTCGTGACACGCCATCATGTCATTCGCTACCTCCAGTAACTGGTGGTTAGGTAGCAGCTGATAGCGTGGACCAACGACACCAACAATAACGCCTGCGTCATGGTCTTGAATCATATCGCGACCGATAAGGCCCTCACGGGCACGGAAGCGTAGCGCGATGCACTCATTGACTATCTTGACAGCCAACGGGATGGATACAGCACTATCGAAGCCTCTAACACCACTGTTGTTCCCGGCAATATCTGTTGCCAGTGACCACAACCCTTTAGAGACATGTCTACAAATTTGATGGAAAGCCAACGGGGAGAGTGCGAATGAATTACTCAACAACCGCCCGTCAGCACCCATCTCAAGATCAGCCGCACTATTAATCGATACCCGTACAGTCTGTTGATCGATATCACGTAGGTATGTGATCATCTCATCAAACTGTGCCGCAAGGAACTCCTGCGGCTCCGGGACAGCTAACATGTTTTTGATCATATGAACAAATTCCTACCAATCAGCTGGAGGCCCTATGCGAGCGATAAAGCTGTCGATGTGCTGCAGTAAGTAATACTTCCCCGCCACACACCAGTACATACCGCTGGTGCCTGGCTCGAATGGAAGCATACTGTCCATAGTAAACACGTGTAGGCCACCGAACCCCTGCCAGGGAAAAACGATGCCCACATCTGTCTCATACGTATCCCCTTGGATTTCGTCAAACGCCATCATGGGGGCTGTCTTAGTCGGCCACTTCCGCATGCCCATCAACAGGTTACTCAAATCATGTGTTGAGAACTTCTGTGCTGTCAATTGGTACGGGAACCCCGCCTCCATAACCAGATCGCTGAATGTACGTGCGGACAAGCACTTCAGTTTAGACTTGGTTATGATACGGCGAACCGCCTCCTGCTCAAGCATAGCCTCGGTCCCCTCACGGGAGGCGTCTGGCTTATGGTAGAAGTTAGGATTATTAGGCACTAGTCCTCCTCGGCGTCAGTGATTGCTGTAGGCCACTCAGTAGCCGGCTGGACATCTGGGTCGTATGTCACGCCCAGATCCTCCTGCTGCTCGAACAGGAGCTGCAGTTGAGCCACGGCGATATCCGCAGCGTCAGACTGCGCACGCACGTGCTCATTACCCGCCTGCTGCGCCAGGAAGTCAACGCCCGGCTTGAAGTAAGGCTGCTGTGTGATATTCAACACAGCGTAGATATCTGTCAGCACATCTGGGCGACGCTCCAATAGCACCCCAAGATCATGTGCAGGCATAGCATCATTCGCTGACACGCCCAGTCGCTTAGACCAGTAAAGCTTACCAGCACTGCCACCACTCTTCTCACGGATATCACAGACCTCACGCATCTTAGGCACCATGATCTTCTGGTTAGCCTGCGTCAGACCAGCGCCAGTGGCCAGGAACAGAATACCTGCCTCCCACCACTCGAATCGACTGTGAAGCCGCTGTACGCCCGGTGCGTCCTCCTGGTACCACGTCTTGAACCGTACCATCGCGCGGATGTTGTCCACACCGTACGAGTTCTTGATGGTGTTGAACCGCACGTTCGCGGCCTTGTAGTTGGAGTACTCCTTGACCTTACCCATTCGCTCCATCTGAACGATGGCAGCACACTGGAACTTGAGAGCCCAGCCGCCAGGAATGTTGAGATCGACCTGCCCGGTTTGTGCATCAGTCGCCATCTTCAAGTGATTGACGCCCACAAAGGTTAGCGGCCAGCCCAACAGGTTCTGCGGGTGAGCTCGCATGAAGTCAGCCATCTGCTTAGCTTCCACGGGGAAGTGCATGCTGGCATGCCCCTCCTGCTGGATCTTCTTAAGGGTCTGCTCACTAGCCTTACCGGTTAGGGAGTCGACCACTGTGCAATACGGTATCGTACGGCCAGGACCGCCAGCCTTCTCCATAGTCTTCTTGAACTGTGCGGTGTAGAAGACAATCTTACGCTGCCAGTCCTCAAACGTAGCACAGTCCTCGACTTTGACAGCCTTGATATCCCAATTGAGCACGCTATTACGCAACTCTGGTGTAGGCTTCGTCTCCGCCTCCGCCAACATACCGCCACCACCACAGATACGATGCCAACGAAGCATCTCCATAGCAAAGGTAGACTTGTAACAGCCCTGCGGACCTACCACTTGATAAATGCAACTCATGGGTAAACCCGAGTTCTGAAACAAATATCGAATGATGAACGCGGGCACAGGTAAACAGATCAGCTGGTCATTATGTCCAACCAGCATGTCTTTCTTCAGCATCTTTGCTTGCACATCATTGACCATACTGTCAAACAGTGCGTCACGATCGATCGGATCGCCGATGGCGTCCGTGACTTTCTTCTTCTTGGCACGCTTTTTAGCCATTAGTTAACCCTTATAGAAAAATACTCCCACCCAAGCGTGCGGTGCCTGGGTGGGAGATGGGTAGAAAGGTACAACCTCACTACTTTAACTAACTACCGCCAGCCGCCTTAGCCACCCGCTGCCGGGCTCGCTCAATCGCACCCATCGTGTCAGCGGCACGACTGGGTTCTGCGGTTGTAGGCTGCGGATCAAACTCCTGCGGTGGTGCCGCGGGAGCTGCTGCCTGCGGTGGTGCCACTGTCGTCTGGACAGGCTCCGCAGGTGGGGCTGCCTGTGGTGGTGCAGCCATCGGATTAGCAGCAGGAGCCGCTGCCTGCGGCGGTGCTGCTGGGGGCTCATAGGCCACCGGATTAGCCGGTGCCTGTCCCATTGGATTAGCCGGTTGCGACTGTGCCATTGGATTAGCCGGTTGCGACTGTGCCATAGGATTAGCAGCAGCGGGTGCTGACGCCTGGGCATTTGCAAACGGTGTGGAGTTAGTCTGTGTCTGTGCACGAGACTGGTCCCAGATGTGCTGCGGAATCATATCCCGATACACATCCCCTAACGCGTAAGTGATCGCACTTGCAGGAATACACCCACAAAGCATCTTCACCTGGTCCTCGATGGTAGGTACCCGGATGATCTCATCCCAAGGCTTCGTATGCGCGGCAGCCAACTCTTGGATGTCGGGGAAGCTTGGAGCGATGCCATTGTACATCGGGTTAAATACCACCTCGTAACTATTCTTAGCACCAATATCGCCGCCACCGGCAGCCGATTGGCCCATCATCTGCGGAGCACCAGCGCCCTGTGCCTGGTTCTGCGTACCCGCCTGATGAAACTGCACGAACATACCAGCCGTTAGGTCAGTAATGTCTGGATGTGCCCAGTTACCATCGACGTCCTTCTCGTTCAATCGCTCGAGAAGTGCAGCACCAGCGGACTGGCTCATCAGCAACACAACAGGCTTATGCTCCATCAGGCACCCGCGAGGCGGGTTCTCTGGCTTACTCTTGTGCTCCATCAAGATACCCTGCATGACGTAACCGTCCTTAGGGGCACTGATAGGAGCGCCGCGACCTGCAGCACCAAAGATCAAAGGGTTCCAGCTTTGCTGGCCCTGACCTGCCTTAACCGCTGCCGTGATCGCACGGTGCAGCATCCACACAGGATTCTGCTGGTCGTTCAGCGTATCGTCCGCAGGATTCTTCATGATGAAGGTAATCCCAGGCTCGCCAAAACTCATCGCCATATCATAGCGTCGAATCCAGTCGCCATAGTCCCGCTCTTCGTCGCTCAGACGGAAGGGGTCCCATTCAGCGTGGTTCTCTGGGTTCTTGCCAGGGAACGGACGAAAGATCGTCCGCGTGGCATTCCACGAGGGCCGGTACACTTGGCACCCAGCATTATCCTCCAGGACATACATCCCAAAGTTTCCTCGTTGCGTAGGTTGGCCTTCTGTGGCCATACGATAGCGACCACCGCCGGTCGCGCCTTGTCGTGGCATGAAAATGCCTCCAAAAAAATAAAATGGTTACTGTTAGTCGTGTGTCGACTCAGTAATTATCGCAGCTTCTTGACCGAAGTCAAGCTGCGATAATGCTCTTTTCAGCGGCCGATCTTGTCGGTTAAAATAAGCGAACTGAAGGCAGGCTGTAACCTGTCCTCCAGCTCTAATCAGTCAAACCTTCGTGGAGGCTCTCATGACTACCAAACAGTGTAGCAAGTGCAATAAAAACAAGCCACTGGCTGAATTCCATAAAGATAAAAGCCGCAAAAGTGGCCGAACGGTAGCATGTGCTCTTTGCCGTAATACTCGCTCCCGCGGTCGAAATAAAGCTCAAAGAGCTGCCACAAGAATGCATCGACGATACGGCATCACAATGGATGAATACGATCAACAGCTATCACGCCAAAACGGGGCATGTGCAATATGCAAGGCCCCGCCACTACGGCGAAGGCTGTGTGTAGACCACAACCACGACACTGGACGCGTTCGCGGCCTGCTGTGCGACCCGTGCAACCGGGCAATAGGCGGACTAAAAGACTCAGCAGAGTTATGCCTAACAGCTGCTAACTACTTACAAGAATCTTCGCAGCCTTAGGTGGCTTCCCGAACTTCCTGTCGATACCCATCTCGTCACATTCATCCCAGGTAGGGGTCACACCCCACCTGGTCGCTAGGTCCATGTCGATACCAAATCGGTACGTGGGTGAGTCACTATACGGAACCCCGTCCCAATCGCATGACCTGAAAGACACTTTTTGAACCATACAACTTGGAAGTACAATATCCGCTACCTCCGCCACGCTCCGCAAGGGTACCTCGAGGACTACAGCGTCATGAATTTGCAACACTATGCGATACCCCAGTTCTGCTTTCCGAGGATGATTATATAGGTGGAACAACGCGATACTCACCGCGTCTGCCACCATGGACTGGAAAGGGAAGTTCAGGAACTGTCGCTCCAGCTCTCCCATCGCAGCCCTATCCGCCGTACGAATACAGCGTCGTAGTCGTCCAAAACAATTTCGAATCCACCCAGGCGAATGCACCCGGGCCCTCAACGCTTCTTGAAGCGCTGGGATCCCTGGGTACGTAGCGAAAATCGTATTGATAATCACCTGCGCCTCTGCCTCTGAAATATGGGCTCCTTCTTCTTGGCATTGACGGGCACATGCTTCTGCTGTGCGACCGTAACCCACACCAAAGATAATATTCTTTGCAGCCACTCTCATGCCTTTCTTTCCGATGGCACTGAGCCCCTTCTTGTTGGGAGCACAGTCCAGGCGAAAAGCTTGTACAGCTATGTTTGAGTGGATGTCATATTGGTTCGGATCATCATCCGATAAGTTAGCTCGCGTACAGTGATCCAACATAGTCTCGTCACGTGACATAACAGCCATACCGAGTAGCTCAGCACCTTTATAATCTGCTTCAAGTAGCACAGTCGGTTCGCCGTATTCGGTGTCGGTATTACTCACGATAAAAGATCTGATGGGGCACATGTATCTGCTGCCCAGAATTCTAGCGTAGTCGTCTTCGCGACGTTTGCTGATATTCTGCAACGGTGGGCGAGCTGATGAAGCACGGCCGGTCTCCTTCACTTGCTGGAAGGTACTTCGGACTCTGAAGTCATAGCAACAGTACTTGGCTATGCCGCCCTTGTATATTCTGTAACCATCCTTTGTCAGCTCAGGACCTTCTGTTTTGGTCATGACTGGTGGGCGGAATACAGACTTAAGGACTTGGTCAATTAGCCGTACGTCTCGCAATGAACGTGCTAGTGGGTGGCGGGCTCCTAAGATCCCACAAACTTCCTTGTCAGTAGACGGTGAGTACTTATCCTGCTCGTTGCGGGACAGTACCCAACCCCAGGGCTTTCCTTTACCCGTGGATTTAATTGGCTGTAAGTCGAGCGTTGTCGCTCCCTCAGGTGCCACGCTGACTCGCTCGCCGTCTTTATCGATCTTTGTCGAGTACTGGGCTCCAAATAGGAACTCCACGCACTGCTGACTACTGCGAGGGTTGAACCCTGGCCAGTTGATCGCTTGACGTAGCTCAGCGAGTCGTTCTTCACGTATCTCTTGGAATAAGTCGGTCAACGTATCGATACGTTCCAGGTCGATCTTGACCCCTGTCGTACCCATCTCATTGAAAGCCGGGAAGGCCATCATGGACAGGTGGAACGGAACCCAGCAATCGTTACCATGCTTATCCGCGTCGAGTAGCTCACAGTGTTTGTCCATGAGCTGTCGCGTATACGCGGCATCCTTACCGCCATAGGGTAGAAGAACTTCCTCTGGGCACTCTCCGTAGCCCTCAAGCTCTTCATCCTTCATCTTATGCTTATGCAGGTAATCTCGCTTCCACTCCTGCAGCTTAACGTCCCAGCGGTCAGCACCGCATAGGCGGGTACCCATGACCTCCAGCTTGAAGTCACCGGTCTCATTGTAGGCGTGATGGGCCAGAGCCACATCAAACCCGCCAGCGTAGTTACCGCCGCGGATATCCTCCACGTTCGGTGGAACACAGAACCGGTGTGCAATATGCAAACCGTTGTACTCCAACCAAGGGAGATCTGCGGAAAAGAAGCTACCGCCAATCTGCACATCATCCCGATCGAGTAATCGATTGAGATGGTGGATGGCTCGTTCTTTGTTAGGTGCGAATGCTGTCTCGCCCCCTTGTGCCGTCAACACAATGACAGCAGCAAACTCGCCGTGATGGCTGATCTGGATAGTCCGTAAGTATGACCCTGGCTCACCAGGATGCTGACCATGCCACTCACCATCAACGCCGATCTTCTTGAGGCCTGGCTGCGCGATGATGTGATCCACCAGCTCTGCCAAGTCCCTTTCTTTGTATATGTACTGAATCGTAATCGTCTCGTCCGAGCTTGTCGCAAACTCTTCCCCATTAACCAGCTTCACGAAGTTGCGAAGTGTGGCTTCAAACTGGGGGTAGAGCTCAGTAGTTCGAAGGACTGCACTAGGATTCATGACAGCCATAACCTTGGCTGTGTGTATCTCCGGCTCCTCGTCGGCATTCAACTGGAGCGGTATCTCTTTCTCGATGTACCTGCCGATCATGTTGTTGACCGAATTAGCAGGCCCACAGACAGCCTTTGTAGCCTCAGCACCCAGACACAGAATGAAGTCAGGGGCACAGAGCCGCATCTCTTGGTGAAGCAGTGGCAGACAATCCTTAACCCACGCCTGCGCTAACGCAGAGCTGTTGGGGTTGAGGTTCTGCCATCGCACCAGATTACACACATACCAGTCATTCAACTCAGAGTCTGTCATCCCGAGGGACTCAAGCGTCTCACGTAGCTGCCGTCCCGCAGGGCCCGACAACGTACGTCCTGTCGCGACCTCCTCCGTCGTAGGTATCTTGCCCACAACCATAACACGCTTAGCGTTGAACTCTGCACAATACTTGTCGCTTAGATGTTTAGGGCCCTCAGGCGGCATACCCCACAAACGACCAGGTACGATACGTACCACCTCCGTCTTACCCTTTAGTTTAATGGGCAGATCAAAATCACTACTGTACAGGCATCGCAAGTATAAGCACTGCAAATGAAAGCCCGCAGAAAGCACCTTCTTATCTTTACCTTTGCCTTCAATTAAATACGGCTCCTCGTCTCCAAGGTGGCGAGCGTGTGCAATAAAGTTCACACCAGCTGGCGGCATACCGGGAGCCGTCAGCGGATACATCGGATACGTTTCCGTATGCGAGTTCTTCTCATCGCCCCGGAAGATTGCCTCCAGGTCATCGCGGTTGAGGTCAGTAATCATAAAGTAAGTAAATCAACTCCTTGCGTCGAAGCTGCCCCGTAGAGCAAATCAAACAGATAGTCACGATCGATGGATGCCGGGTCTAAGCCCTCTGGCATCTCCACCGTGACGACACGTGTACCCCCGTGCGTGAGTAGGTCACGCATCTTATTACTCTCGACAGCCGTGCCGGCGTCGAGCACTAGTATGGCTACAGGCCATAGCTTATTAATGACGACTGCTTGTTGCATTGACATGACCTTACCGAGCACAGACACCGCACCGGCGCCAATAGCCCAAACATCTGTCACGCCCTCTACAACAATGCAGAACTTCATATCCATTGACTGCTGGGCCCCGTATAGCATCAGTCGCTTGTTGGTCCCCGGGCAGTTGTAATACTTTGGCTGACGAGCAGCCTTCCAATCGATGTCGTACGGCGGTCGGGCCTGCCAGCTCACCATCTTGCCGTCCATGTGGATGGGGATGATGATCTTAGCCGCGGCTACCGGTGTCATAAGCGACTCGTGGCAATACGCCACACCGTACTCCTCGCCAAGCATCTCCGGCGATAACCCGCGGCCCAGCATGTACTGGTAGGCCTTGTGGTCATGCGGCAGCGTATTAAGCAGTTGGCAGTTCCCCGGGTAGTCAACCACCCCGAGAGCTCCTGAGTCTGTCTTACCGGGAAGAATTTTAACAACCTCCCCGTGATTCTCACGCCCAACACCTGCGTACAGCGACGTACGTAACGTCCTGCGATACTCCGGGTTATCCAGACAGTTCTCGTTGTAGCACACAGCCATCCACCAGAACTTATCGTTCGGATCGTAGAACTCATTGTCGGGGTCAAGCCCGACACCCCACCTGTGATTGATCCACAGACGATGCTTAGTATCCACCGCGCCCCGCTTAAGGCAGAATGGGCAGTTACGTGTTAGTAAGTTATTAGCCAGTGTAAATTTCTCATCACCCGGCACTATAGCACAAAACACCTCATCCTCGTCTCCGTCGTCCTCAACGACTTCAACTGTCCACCAAGCCCGCACCGTACTTACATTGCGGTCGACGGCTGCTTGCACTCGCCGTCTATGTTCCGCGATGATCCAAAAATCAATAGGGACATCAGACGCCGGAAAAGAGAACTCGTAATACGGGAAATCACACGCATTAGGTACACAGCCATTAGATGATCGTTTTATCTTTCGCACTGGAGAAATGCGAATTCCTAACTGATAACACACTCCGCGAGCAAACTGCAATCCCTCTAGATTAGCCGAACCGAGGACCGCTTGCGTACCCGGCTTCGAGACGGACCCGTCAGCAGCGAAGTAACCAGCCAGCCAGCCGCACAGCGTAGTAAGATCCACAACTTCATACGGTACCGATTTCCACTGTCGAGGTAGCCCGCCTATACGCACAACAGCCGGACCTACGTCAACCGCACAACACATTGAGAAAAACGGTAGCAATGCTTTATCCTTCTCGCCATGTAGATCCACCCAAGCAGGGCGCTGCGGCCTATCGGTAGCGGTGCTCCCGTCACCAAACACAAAACCACGTGCGACGCCAAATGGCGACACGGCTGGCATATGTGACCCATAACTAACAAGCTTGCGTGCAAAACAAGAGGCTAACTTATCCCCCTGCACAAGTGAGGATGTAGTCGCTTCTTGATAACAACCATTACCGCCACTTAACAGCCAACGATGATCTGCAGTCACGCGAATGTTTCGAACAGTACCATGTCTCTTAATAGTTAAGCGTAACAGCCGCTGCTTACCGAAACTACGAACCTCTACGGATCGCCAGCTCCCGAGCCCCTTCGCATTAGGCACCAGTAGCTCAGCCGTCCCTACTAACGCAGAAATAGGCTTATCGCCATACTTTGTTGCTACTAGCGTTTCACCAGCAAAACAATTTATTCTGTAGTACTCCCCAGACGTCAACGGTTTGTAGCTTGTACGCATACCATCGAAGTCCAGTCCACCGCCGTACATGGCCTCACCCTGCTTAGCTACGATCACGCTGCCATACATTTTGACCATGCGATCGTACAGCGTTGGGTTCAACACCGGCGACGGTGCGAGATTATCCAAAGACGCCATAGTTAGTTGTGAGCTATTCATCTATCACTATTTACATCCGACGATACAGCCTCAATAGCCGCATCGCTAACATGGAATTTTGCTGCGTCTTTCTGGGGCACCAAGCGTCCAGAGATACGATCAACAGAGAATTGTTTGGTAACGTCGACCATACGACAGAATGCCCCGTCCACCTTAAGGATGATTGGGCCAGGTGTCTCACCGTGTCGGGTCTTAGTGGCCCCGAATTGCACGATACTATGCTCTTTGTCTTTAGTCCCCAGTACAAACGCATACGTCGCGTGATCGGAGAACGTGCTACACCATTGAGCATCTGCGTGATGCGGGAATGTCGACGGTGATGCTTTATTGCACTTACCTGTCAACTGGTGCGGTATCCATACAGTACACCCGAAAGGGATACCCAGCTCATGCTTACACTTCCGTACAAGGTCTTGCAGCTCGAGCGACATCCTGGAGCCGTCCGCCGAGATACCGATACCTTGCAGGTAGTTGGTTACCAGCGTACCCGCCCAGTCTAAGACAACTGTTTTGATTGGCAGGCCATGTTTCTCTTGGAGGGCCATAAGGCGTGCCCTGACCTCTGGAATACCACCACGACCACCTTTAGCGGGATCATGAAAGTCAACCAGATGCAGGTACTTATCCAACCACGGCTCGGCCATCTTGATGCGTTCTATCTCACCAAGCCGCTCGTGCTTCGGGATACCTGCACCATACAAGCTCTGTTCGTATGGCTTCAAATTCCCAACAGAACTGAAACTCACGCCTGATTTAGCATCACGAAGTGAGTCCTTCAACACATTCGCACCACACGATGTGGCTCGAATCTGAATCATACGCATGTCATCTTCGTAACTAATGAACACAACCAGCCCAGGGTTCGGGTCGATCGGTTGTAGTGCTGCTGCTGTGACGGCGATTTGCATAGAGGTTGTGGTTTTACCGCCACCTGTCGGCCCCATGATGACCATACAGTTACCAGGCTCCGCACCTCCGCCCATGATTGTATCGACCCATTCAACACCACAAGGTACACGAGGAACAGCTACCTGTTCCCATACCTTAGGTACGGTAGTGGTCTCTTCCTGTATCGTACCCAGTGACGTGATGTCCTCGATACGCTTCTGGGCTCGCTGCACAATATCTGGCAGGTTAGTAATCATGCTGGTAGCTGCGCTCGCCACGGCACGACGAATCTCAAGCTCAGGACCTCTGTCGATCAAGAGCTCGCGTAAGATGGCCGTAGCAAATTCTACCTCAAGATTCTCTGCGTTATGCTCAGGGGCGTACATGAAAGCAAGCAACGTCTCCGTTTGCTCGATGATCATGTCTTTGACCGCTTTGCTCATCTTAGCGATGCTATCCTCAGCAACGGCGGGGAGTGCCGCTGTGCACAGGGATTCGTACGCAGGTATGCGACCGAACTCATCCCAGTGTGCCTTGATGCATCGCCAGACATGCCGGTAATGCATCTCACGATTATTAGCCAGCATGTCTGGCTCTAACTGCGAATATGCAAGATCAAACGTACCCTGATGCTGCACGATATGCATAAACAGGAAATCAAGCCTCATCGCAGCCTGGTCTGCCTCTGGCGGTATATGCGACACCATTGGGCTCGCCGCCATCGGGTTGGCCTCGGTGGCCGGGATCATAGGATTCATCCTGGCTCCTACAGCTTGATTAGAATTATGTCTTCGGCCTGCTTCTTTAATGACTCAGGAATAGCACCACCCCACGCTGCGGTATAGTTGATTGGGTCTGTCAACAACTGCTGCAACGCCGCGAGATGAAACTCATCCTGTGGAGCCTGTAAACCCTCACCAACAGCTATGCAGTAGCGGAACAGTGCCGTTAGGTCACTAAAGTTGTTCATAAGAACAAAGTTCCACTTCTGCTTGTCGGTGTACTCGGGGAATGCGTAGGTCGCAGCCAGGGCACGTGCCTTGAAATGCTCACTACCTGATTCTAGCTCTTGTTTCATAGCCCGCGGGGTATGCCTGCTGTACACATGGTACCGCTGCAATGCCGCCTTCGTCTTGTAAGCACCACCCATATTCACGGCGTCGTGCAGCGTATCGTCACCAACTACGCCTTGCTTGGTGTATGCAAACTGCGACGTGACATACCCTTCAAAATTATGAATATCTTGGCGTATAGCCCACCGAGCCACATCAAGATAGATTGGTTTGAGCTCTCCGATCGTATCACCGATGTAACTCGCCATACCATGGTTCTGCACATCACGAGAACGACTAGATCGCCTATAGGCCATCGCCAGCCT